TACCAAAATTACCGGTAGCAACTCCTATGCCTCAGACCGCTGGGGCCGCATTGAGCTCGTCCAGACACCTGAAGTTAAGGTGTGGGACGGCGAAGATGCGACACTTGCGGAAAAGCTCTCGAAAGAGAAAGCTTGGCACAGGTATTCCATGCGTAAGCAGGTACGGTCACTCCCGTTCGTGTCGTTTTTCAACAACAACGGGGATAGTTCGGGTGCAACCTACTACAACAATTTGTACGGCGTTGTTGATGCAACACCTATGCCTCCGATTTTGGATGCACAGATGTGGGCAAAAACCGTCGACTTGTTCGTAGGCCACTCGTTCAATATGGCAATCTCTATGGCGGAAGCACCTGAGTCTATCAGGCTGCTCCTAGATGGCACGCGTCGCATCGGCAAGGTAGTTTCTAACCTTGCGCGAGGCAACGTTGTTAAAGCCATCCAGGCTATGTCACCTAGCGTACATGTAAGGAAGCGGACTGTTAGCTATCGTGCCCTACCCCCAGGCGGTGCCTGGAAATTAGGTGGGAAGCGACGGCCAACTGCATCCGATTTTACTGATGTGCGAACGGTGACTGTCCGCAAGTCTTATGATACTGCAGACTTATCGGGCCTTTGGCTCGAATTGCAGTGGGGTTGGAAGCCGATAGTTCAGGATGTTTTTGAGGCCTTTAATGCGTTTTACGCACAGTCAAATCGTGCGATGCATATTAAGGTTCATAGCTCCAAGACTAATGTCGGTCATCCCTACATCGTTTCAAACGGTGCGTGGGGCCCCTATGACGGCTCTGTCGGTGGCAAGGTCTATGCAAAAAAGATCTTAACACTGATGGCAGTTGAGAACTTTACTCCATGGCAGGCGACTGGTCTTGATGACCCTGCGTCTGTTGTGTGGGAAAAGATCCCTTTCAGTTGCGTCGTTGATTGGTTTTTACCTATTGGCGACTACCTGAAAGCGCGTCATTTCATGAAGACTCATGAAGGCGGCTGGTATGCCGAGACAGACATCACCTGTGTAAATTGGACAGTACAGGGTGTGAATATGCACCCTTTCTACAATTTTTATCAGGGATTAAATCTGCTCGGAACCCATTCGAAACTCGACTACCTGCTAGTTCGGCATGCTAAACAGCCGATGTCGCAGATGGGAAGAGTCTTAGCCGCGACAAGCTTAAAACCGCTTGTTTCTATAGCATCATTAAACCATTTTGTTACATCTATGGCCCTGATGCGACAGGCTTCACGTTAAGGAATTTGCGGCTTTCGCCGCGCTGCAATTGCAACAACAACTCTGGTATTCGCCAAGGTTGAATCCATTTAAGGAGTAAATTATGGCTCAAGAAGCTATTACGGTGGTGGTTACACCATGGACGTCGCCGACTGACGTTACGTTGTATCCGGCAGGCGAGCGGTACGATTCGATCCTGAAAGAGGAGATCTTTGAATGGCGTGCAACGGACGTTTCTGTTCCGATGGACGCCCAGATCAACCTCCTCATGACGAAGCGGAAGCTCAAATCCGGTATGACGCGTTTTTCGGCGACCCTTAACTTTCCGGTCCTGGAAGAAGCGACCGGCGCTGACGCGAATGGGTATGTGGCGAAGCCGAAAGTGGCTTACGTACAACCTATTCAAGAAGTGATGTATGTGCATAACCGCAGCACGAAGGCCATCCGCAAGGATGTTCGAGCGACCATGGGACTCTTGACACTTAACAAAGGTGCCAGCGATGTATCCACAGTTGCTTTGTCTTCCGGCGGGCTCTTGGGCCACTTCTTCGACGAATGCTCGGTGTACTGAGCATGAAACGTCCGAAGATGGTGGCCGTTGTTGTCCCGTCTGCTGTGACCGCTATCAGTTGGGCCCTTTTCGAGCTCATCAAGTTAATAGGCGGCTATCCCTTTTAAGGAGATATTAATGCAATTGCAATCTATTGCAATCATCGATGATGCTTTAAAGCATCCCGAGCATACTCAGCGCTTTGTTGCTGATCTTGCGGCAGTGCTGCTTCCAAAGTGCGGAGTCTACCGATCGAGACTTGAAAATCTCTTTCGCGACGGCCGCATCAAGGAGCTATGCACTGAGGAACTTGACTACACGTGCGGAGCTTCCGCCTCGCACGTGGTGGCGGCTCGACAATTCTTGGCCCTGTTCTCAAAAAACGAGAGCTTGGACTTGGGTGTCGACAAAGAATTTGCCGCTTTTGTAAAGTTCCAGCAAGCCGAACGTGCATGCGTAACAACAAACGACCTATTCCACGCTTGGGGTCGGGGGCTCGTTTCTTTTCGCCCTCGCGACGTCCGCATACTTTATGCGGCGCGTCGTCAAATCCAGCGCGTGTTGGGTCGGGCTCCGAATCTCTCGGAGCTCTCGTTACGGTTCGGTCCGGGGTCTACTACCGGAATACGTAAACAACATGCCAACCCGCAGAACAAGTTTGCGGAGGGCATTGTGTGTAGCGAACGACTGGTCCACTCGGGTCTGCTTACGCAGGCTTTGAGGGAGCTGCCACATTGGGCCGACGCTTTCAGCGTGAAACATTATGTTGATAGCGAAGGTTACGAGGCGCAGTCAGTTCTTGTGAAAGTATCCGCAGGAACCCTCCAGTTTGTTCCCAAAACGGCTTTGACTTATCGCAGTATTGGCGTTGAACCGAACCTCAATTTAATGTTACAGTTGGGTATCGGTCAGCGCATTGCGAGCAGGTTAAAGCTACATGGTATTGACATTCACGACCAAAGCCGGAATCAATCGGCCGCGAGAGTGGGGTCATTAACCGGGGAGCTTGCTACCCTGGACCTTAGTAGCGCATCGGACACGATCTCTTACGAGCTCGTGAAGTTTCTTCTTCCCGAGGACTGGTTTTTCATCCTCGATTCCGTGCGTACTGACCGTTATTATTATAAAGGTCAGACTCTGTGCTTCGCAAAGTTTAGCGCCATGGGAAATGGTTTCACTTTTCCCTTGGAGACGCTGATCTTTTGGGCCCTTTCTCGGGCTTCATGCGCGGATCCTTCAAAGGTTCTCGCGTATGGCGATGATATCGTGGTGCCCTCCGTTGATGCTCTAACGGTGGGCGAGACCTTGACCCTCTGTGGCTTTTCCCTTAACAGGGCGAAGTCCTTTTGGGCTGGGCCGTTCCGCGAATCATGTGGCGCAGACTACTATTTTGGCATCCCAGTACGACCATGCTATATGAGAGAAAACATTAGCATCGAGACGTTATACGTGATGCACAATTTTTTCTACCGCAATGCGGAGTGGGAATTGTGTAACGTATGTCTCGGGTGGATCCCGAAGCACGCAAGGCTCCATGGGCCCGACGGGTATGGTGATGGCCATTTACTTGGCGCATTCATCCCTAGGGTCCAGAAAGCCACGCAGCGCAAGGGCTTCGCTGGTGTTACGTTTGACACGCTTACGTTTTCGAGGCGAACGAAAATTTCCGTTTACCCCGGCGACCACGTGTCACCTCTCTATTCGATCTATATCAGACCGGATACTCACGTCCATCTTGGACATGAGCCTTTACCTGCAACGCAATTTTCGCGCTGTGGACGGCCGCTTTGGCCTGTTCCTGGTAAAGGTGAGGTTCGTCGTACAAAGATCTACACTTTCTCACACGCGTATTTAAAACACGCGTAGGGCGAAAGCCGGAGGGCC